TGATGGAGGCTACTCCTCCTATTGCTCCTCCTATTGCGTTGAATATTGACATTTTTTAGGTTTTTTTTGTTAAAAATAGTTAATTTTTTTTTCTTCCACCAAGGTTGGTGTCAGTTAGCTATAATATATCAAGTAGTGTATTATAGCTAAACACCCCCCAACCCCCCTTTTTATGGGGGCTTGAGTTGTATTTGTTTTAACGGTCTGAGATATCATTGTTTTTTGTGTTTGCTTCGCCACACTTTACGCTTCGCTTCGCTCGCTGGTCTCTTCGATGTCGATACCTACGCTACCGACTGTTCCACTACGTTGCACCGTCTGCGCTTCGGTCTTCGCCTTACTCATTCGATCATTGTATTCCGCGTGCTTCGCGCGCGTTTCGTTCGCTTTGCTCACTTTGTTTTTGATATCTTCTATATCCGTTAAGTCTAAGTCTGGTTTTCTTAGTGTTAGATCATCTTCGAATGTTGGTTCGTCATGATCGTATAAAGGGTCTAAGCCTACGGGTGGCATAATCCCGTTAGCGTGTTTTTTTAGAAGTTCTTGTATTGTATATGCTTCGCCTTGTACAGTTTGTGATGGTTTGTTATTTTTTTCGCCTGTTGGCTCGAACTTCCATTTATTTTTATAGATTGTTTTTGTTTCTGTTTTTTTCGTCATGATGTTAATATTTATGGTAGTTTGTTTTTGTATAGTACATGATATTGAATTAAATACCAGGAGAACGAAAATTGTTCTCTTGGTATTTTTGGCTATTACTCGCTCCGCTCGACAGTAAGCCTCTTGGACATGCGTCCGCTTTTCCCTACAAGTAAGGTGTTCCATAGTACGGCATTGGTCTAATCGCCTTGACTTTGTTATAAACTTGGCAGTATAGTTTATCTATTGTTGGGTCTGTTACTGCAAAGATATCATGTGTAGGATCTGATTTTATAAAGTCCTCATTTAAGGCAGGGGCATCATCAAAAGTTCTGCCCATGTGCCAATATTTTAAATTGTCTCTAAAATCTCCATGTACCGTGGATTGCTTGTATTTATATTCTGCATAACGTGGGGTATATCCGAATGTATTGTTACCGTCTGAAATTGAGTCCCAATTTAGGTATAGTTCTTTGTTAAGTATCTCTTGCTCCCCAAGGTGCGCAAATTCAGGCCAGTAGTAATCTAATTTATCAGTTTTTGACCAAAGACGTTCTATTCCTTGCTGATATGTAGTTCGTGGTAATACGGACATGATTCCTATTATGTATCCATGTTCCTCAAAGCTTTTTCTAAAAGCATTATTTTTTCCTACTGATACACCGTGTCCGTACATTTCGCCCACGGGTGCTAGACTTGCTTGTGTACCTGTTGGGCCTTCGCCCGCTTGGTTTAATACTTCCGATATTACGACAGGATTTTTTCCACCGCCTAAATATTCAGGGCGTTGGAGTCTAGCATCTGAAGATTTAACTCCGAAATGTGATAATATTTGCTCTATGTAACGTGATCCTGCACGTGCATTTTTTTCGAGCCACTCCTGTAAACGGGTAGCGTTTCGAAGTTCGTTGATCGTTACGGATGTTGCGTTTTCTTCTAAGTTTTCTATTCTAGCATTTACACCATCCGCTAGAAGGTCATTTGTCGGTGTACTAGCAGTAAGTGCGCCACTAGCTGCACCTCCTCCAGCTTGAAATACTTCTGAAGAATCCTTGTAATTAAATTGTACAGGGAGTGTAACATCCGCTCCTCTTTGAGGCCAAGGTAGTGCGCTAGTAAAGTAATCTTTTTCCCATGCTCTTGTTTGAATGTTTATGAGTTTTAATTGTTCAGTAGCGTCTAGTAATCCGCTTGCCTTTGAGTATTCTATTTTCTCTTGCAAGGTTTGATCTCGATAGTATTCGTTCCATATTTCTGCATACGCTCTGTATGGTAAAGCACTTATATATTGTGCATCTGTTGCTATTGTTGCGCCATCGGTTATAGGTATTCCGAAGTAATCAGATAGTTTGCCTTTGTTAAAATCTGTTTTTCTACTTTCAGAGATTGTTAATCTTGGAAATACGTGCGTATCCGTTCCATCTTCTCCGCCAGTGATGAATGATTTCCAATCGTCCCATACTATTCTATTCGGGACGAAGAAGTAATGAGTATATACGTTCACTCTATGCATTATGGGTGCCAACATTGGCGCTAGTCTTATGAATATTTCGGACGATACTTTGAAATTATCGCCCGGTACTATCTCCTCTAGCATGATTGGTACTAATTCACCCATGTTAAATGATAGTTTTCTTTCATGTGAAAGATCGAAAAGATTGCTTTTCGGTTTTTTAATTTGAATTTGATTAAAGATGTTCATTTTAATTTGATTTTGATTGTTTACGAATTATTCTAAATTGATTTTCTATATAGTCTATTTGTTGTTTAGCATACTGTTTGTCATATTCATTTATCCATTTATTATCGTTTAATAGTTTTTGATGTTCTGCAATTTTTTCCCGTTCCGTTTCTGTAAATATTTTTTCTTTATAGTATCTAGGCATTTTTTGCTTAAAGCCTTGTTTAATTACATAAGGTGCTAGATTGTGTACGTGCCAAGCATCGTTTCTTTTCAAGTAATTCGAACCCAGTGCAGGGTTTCGGCTCATTAGGGAGAACGGGTTTTGTATACCTTCGAACTCTTCCGGTTCGTTTATTACGTACTTCGTAACATAATGTATACTGGCAGGGGTACATGTACCATAATGTGTTTGGCCATTTTTCCATATTTCTGTTATGTTATCTATTATCTTTTTTGGTATGTTGTAGTAAATTCCATGGTAATGGGGGCGTTTTGTTTTGGTTCCATATTCGCCAACGGCATAATATCTCATTTGAGGGTATTTAGCGCCGTTCTGATGAACTTTCTCATATTTGTTTATGCTTTTCCTTAATCGCTTATTAAAAAGCGTTAGATCGCGTTTATCTAGTGTTGGCACTCCTGTATACGTTTTCTCTTTTAGGTCTTTACCATGATGATACGTATCTGGTATGTTTTCATCAGAGTAAGTTAATGTTAAGAACCACGCATTTTGCGCAGTTCTTAGTTCTTCTGTTAGTCGGAAAGACCAGTCTGCCCTTTTGTTTTGTAAGCATACAGGACATTTGTTGCAAGGAACAACAATTCTTACAGAATTTTGTTTTGCTCTTGGGTCTTTTATGCTGATGGGGCAAGGACATTGCATTAGAGTCTTATTCCGCCTCGTGATACTTTGATTTTGATTCCTCTTCGTTTACGGCTGTTATAACCTTTTTTTGTTCTTCTTTTGCCATTTCTGCGTCTCATGATTCTTGGGTTTTATGTATTGGTTTAATTTTTGCGTTAGTACTTCTAACGTCAATTTTTGTTGGTTTTTCGATTCTAAGTTTTGCGACATTTTCTAATAGTTTGTCTAATTCGTGGATTTTTATTTCTACTTCTTTTTGAAGTTTTGTCATTTGCTCTTTTTTCTCATTTATTGATCGCAGTAGTTCTGCGAGTTTTTGTAATTGTTCCATTATTTTAATTTGTTTATTACTGCCTTTATTGCTTGTTCAACTGTTATGCCCTGTTTGGCTAGTACAGTGACCAGAGCACGTAGAATTGGATTGTCATTATTGAAGTTTATACCTACGTCAGCTAGTTCCTTTCTGACTTCTAGTATTGAGTTTTCCAGTTCTTTAGTAGTTACGTTTTTCTCGTTCCATATTCTTTTTTGTTCTGCGGATAGTGCATCTTCAGCAGATTGTACCGCTTGATTGAATTTAGTAGTGTATTCCAAGTTGGTACTCGTTCCGTCCTCTTTCATTGGGGCGTTTTGTTTGCCCATGTTGATACGGGTTTGTTCGTTAGCTAATCTTTGCGCTTCTGTTTGTTCTTTGATTTGTTTTATTTGTGCTATTGACATGAAGTTTCCAAGGTTTGGCATATTTTGAGTTACTGATTTCATATCTGCCCTTTCCATTTTTGGAGAACTTGATGTTGTATTGTTTATTGTTCCTTTGGCGTATGCCATATTTGGATTTATGCCCGCTTCTTTTAGGCGTTGCATTTGTTGGGTCGGGCTATTATATTGATTTTGCCGGTTCCATTGTTGTAGATTTTGTTGGTTTTGATATTCTGCCATCCTTTGGTTGGCTTTATTTGCGCGCTCTTGGCCTATGATGGAGGCTACTCCTCCTATTGCTCCTCCTATTGCGTTGAATATTGACATTTTTTAGGTTTTTTTTGTTAAAAATAGTTAATTTTTTTTTCTTCCAC